TTTGCTAAATCATAAGCCGAAGCGTAATCTGTTTGTAAATAAAATGTAAATGTATATTGTACAGTAGATGTTGTTTCTGTAGGATATGGTAAATCACCCGAAAATTGAGCGTGTTCAATATTAACATCTAAGTTAATTACTGAACCTGCTACTAAATTTAAACCATCTAAATCAATAGTAACAACAGAATCAGGAACACTTAATGCTGTTTGAATATCATAAAGTCCTGTTGCTGTACCGTCAGGTATTGGTGTACTTCCAATTGTTTCACTTACTAACTCGGTAGTATAAATAAGTTTTGTTGCAAAACCATTTAAATCTACAAGGTCATAACCCTCAACGTAATTACCATACATCAATCTATTACCCATAATTGTCTGAGCCTGTGCAAGAAGCGGTACGTTATCGTACAATCTAAGCAACTCAGATTCAGGTAATACAGTAAATATTTTATTATTTGAAAATTGAAAAGTATATTCTGTATTGTCAGCTAATCCTAATTTTTGTTTGTTTAATTTTTCAATAACTCTAATAATATTACCATCGGCATCTTTAAAAAGTAAATCAATACTCTTTACAAGAGGTCCTCCTGTATTATAAGTTACATTACAAGCGTTGGTATTATTTACCATACCCTCATTTAAATAACTTTGAATACTAAAATTAAATGCTTTAGGATAAAAAGCAGGAGCTGAGAATTGAGATGTAGCAGAATACTGCCCGTCAGCATACTCATATCTATAAGCAAAACAAATAAATCTTGTCTCCAAAAAATTATCTTGATTACTTATAACAACAGGTTGAATAGCAGGTGCCTCAATAGGAGGTTGCTTTATAACTAAAATTGACTCAGCAGTAAAACCATCTACAAAAGAAACGGGGTTAGCGTAATTTGTTTTAGTATTAATAAAACGAGGTGGGTTGTAATTATCTGTAAAATATAAAAAATTACCAATTATGTTAACACCCGTAATTAAATATGTTGGGTTAAAGTTTAATGTTGTATTATTACTACTACCATTTTTTACACTTATAATATGATAAGTTAATATGTTGGTATTAACATTAAACGAAACTATCATATCAAGTTTGTTCGTAAAACCTAATGGAAAATTAGGGTCGTGTACAAACCAATATATTGTTTCATTGGCAGAATCTTCAACAGCACGAATACATCTTGCGGAATTACTTAATGGCGTACCATCAATATATCTTAAAGTAGTAAGTGGTAGATTTCCCTTGGTATTCTCAATAGCACCAATTTCAGATTGTTCCGTAGAACCCATTCTAATATTTAATGCATCAATATACTCACCATTAGGAATAAGTCTCTCATCGACAACCTTATTCATTCTGCCCGCTGTAAAATTCCTTGTTATATTCGCCATAATATTATTTAATCATCTTATCCATCCCTCTTAGATTCATTAATAATCTTCCCGGATGTATATTGCTAATTCTAATTTTTGCATTTCTTAATAATGCAGACTTGTTTTTACGAGCACGTGCAACGACATATTCTTGAACTCCTAATTTAGAGTTTACTATTTCGTATTGGATGTACGCGTATATGTACGACTCAAATAATTTATTGACAGTTATTAAAGAGTCATCTCCATTTTCCATACCATCAGATATGTACTCAAGAATACACGACTGCTCCATCATATCTGAACTAAAATTAATTACACCCTTCTTTTTATCAATATTAAATGTTGGGTTAAAGTTAGCAGTTTCTGTGTTTAAACCAAAACGAGAACCAATAGTAAATTGGAAGTACCATAGTCCATCCATAAACCAACCCTCTTGCCCGTTGTATGGGCTGTTTGGATTTAAGTAGATGTCTCTCTTTTGGTTTGTTAATCTTTGAAAATCAATCTCTGAGTTTTGAGGAGATAATATATTACCGTTTTCGTCAAATAAAAGAAATCCTTTATTGTCTTGAAGGTAAGCATTAGCTGACAGGGTTTGAATATTTTCCGTAAGTGGTCTTAAATAACCATCCTTATACAAAGAAATACGTACCCAATTCACATAATCAGAAGGCAATACATAAATCAAGTTACTTGCTACAGTTAACTCTAAAGCCTTTACCTCTTTAAACGCATCGTAGTTTAATTCTTGAACCGCTCTTTTAGCGTGGAATAAAATCTTATATCTCTCCTCATTATTTACTAAAGAGTGATTACCATAATACATTAATAAAAAGTTATTAACTATATCATATAGTGATACATATTGGTATGACCCCCAATTTTTATCTTCGGGAGCTACACCATTATTATCGTAGTATTCGTATTGTGATATGTATGCCATAATTTATTTTTTATTGTTTATTAGATGATAGGCTTCCACTTTGCTCTTGACCTATTGCAAATGCTGCAACCTCAGACTCTCTAATTGATACACCACAATACTGAAGAATCTTCATAACTAATTTATAATTATCTTCAAGTGGTAATTCAAAATCTTGGT